GAGGGTTGGTATAACGCCAGCATTACGGGTGCTGAAGTCAAAGAAACCAAAGCGGGTGACGGCAAGTACATTGCCTGCAAGTACACAATCACCGGCCCGAGCCATCAAGGTCGCGTGGTATTTGGAAACTTGAACATTAAGAACGCCAGTACCAAGGCCGAAGAAATTGGGCGTTCACAGTTGGGTGACATCATGCGGGCTATTGGGCTTGGCAAGGTGTCAGACACCGACCAATTGATTGGTGGCAACCTTGCCATTAAATTAATAGTAAAAACGGGTGAGTACGCCGGTAATGAGATCAAGGCGTTCCGTGCTTTGAGTGGCTCTGCCCCTGCGGCTGTTGCACCGTTCAAGTCTGTAGCGCCTAGCGCTACACCTGCCAAGGCTGCACCACCTTGGGCTAAGAAGTAATTATGAGACACGAATACCACACCCTGCTACCTATCCACATGCAAGCATCTTTGATGGACGCTGCGCTACCACAAAGAATCGTTCACATGAAGGCATCTTTAATTGACGATGCTTTAAAAAAGAGTGTTGAGGCAATCGACGCTGTTGTAAGTGATCTGCACTTTTCAGCGCCGTTCTTGTTTCACAACGAGCAATCTGAAAAGCTGCGTAGGTTCCACCATGAGCCAAGGCAAAACGTGCTAAACGCTGGTTTTGTTGTGCCCTATAAAGGCTTACGTTACTAAAGGAAAAAAAAAGACCCCGCTGATTAAAGCGGGGTCATCAATCAACCAACCAAGGAGAACACACATGAAAATACCTGAACCCGAGATTACCATAACTTCTTTGATTGATCAAGCCCATGAGGCACGGGCAGAAAAGCCACGGCCTCACATGGGATGCAGCACGTTGGGCCACCACTGCGAACGCTGGCTATGGCTGTCGTTTCGGTGGGCGGTGCAAGAACAGTTCAAAGGACGGATTCTCCGTCTTTTTCGCCGTGGCAACAATGAGGAGGCCACCATTATCAGCGACCTACGCGCCATTGGCATGAGCGTGACAGGAACCCAGAGACGGGTTGACTTTGGCGGTCATGTATCGGGTAGCCTGGACGGAACTGCTAAAGGCGTGCCTGGTGCGCCAAAGACCGAACACGTTTTGGAGTTCAAGACCCACAGTCTCAAGTCATTCAATGACCTTGAGAAAAATGGCGTGGCAAAGAGTAAACCCCAGCATTACACCCAATGCCAAGTGTATATGCACGGCACAGACCTGAAACGTGCGCTTTACATTGCCGTCTGCAAGGACGATGACCGTATCTACACCGAGCGTCTAGAGTATGACCGCGACCATGCTGAGAAGGCTATCGCCAAGGGCCAACGCCTAGCCCTTACTGACCGGCTACCGCCACCTATCAGCACCGACCCAACGTGGTTTGAGTGCAAGATGTGTGCGGCGCATGACTTCTGTCACGGCAGCAAGACCACCAAGCAAGTTAACTGCCGCACCTGCGCCAATGTAACGCCATTGTCTGATTCGACATGGCATTGCGCCAAGTGGGATGCCATCGTACCAACTGACGCCCAGCATACCGGCTGCGAGAGCCACGTATTGCACCCCGACCTAGTGCCGTGGAAGCGCTTGGAAAGCCCTAGCGACTGGGTAGCCGTGTATGAGATTAACGGGCAGGGCTTGGCTAATGGTGAGCCAGGCGAGGGCGTGTACACCAGTAAGGAATTGCTTGCCAATGCTGCGGCTTGCAGTGACCCTACCGTTAACCGGCTGCGGGCTGAGTGGGATGGCAGGGTAGTGGGATGATTCACTATCACGGTTCACCAATTACGCCAGCGACAGCTGCCGCGAAAGTCCTTGCGGGGCGGCATTCTTTTGTTTCGTTTGCTCATCCCGAGCAATTACCAATAGCCATTGAGGTTTGCCAATCGTTTGCACTTGACAACGGCGCATTCTCTGCGTGGATGGGCGGAAAACCAATTACAGATTGGATGCCGTTCTATGAATGGATTGCAAGCCATATGAATCGACCAGGTTTTGACTTTTTTGTCATTCCTGATGTGATTGATGGAGATGAAAAAGCAAATGACGCCTTGGTTCGATCTTGCCCACTTCCAAGTCATATGGCTGCACCTGTTTGGCATATGCATGAAACCACCGTTAGATTGCAATGGCTTGCCAGAACTTTTCCAAGGGTTTGCATTGGTTCTTCTGGTGAATATGCCGTTGTTGGTTCTTCAAAATGGTGGAATCGGATGAATGAAGCATTGTCCAAAATCATAGACAAGAATGGCTTTCCGACTACAAAACTTCACGGTTTGCGAATGCTTAACCCTGATGTTTTCACCAGAATACCTTTTCATTCTGCCGACTCCACAAGTGTTGGTAGAAATATTGGTATTGATTCTGCGTGGAAAGGCACATTTATGCCGCCAGACAAGGACTGGAGAGCCGTTACCCTCGCGGCCCGAATAGAAGCACACAACTCAGCTACCCATTGGACAACTCAACCTAAACAGGACTCACTATGCCTTTTCTAATCGCACTTTACGCAGCAGCAATGACCCTTGCAAATCTTTCTATTGCCCAATGGGGGCCGTGGGTTTCACCCATTAACGCCTTCCTTTTTATCGGACTTGATCTTGCGTTGCGGGACTTGCTGCACACCAGATTGAAGGCATGGCAGATGGGTGGTCTTATTGCCGCTACGGGTCTGTTGACCTATGTACTAAATCCAGCAGCAGGGATGATTGCAATAGCCTCTGCGGTATCTTTTACAGCCGCCGCAGTGGTTGATTGGGGTGTTTTTATTAAGGCATCAGGGACATGGTTTAAACGCTCCACCAAATCAAATGTAGCCGGTGCTGCGGTTGATTCTCTGCTTTTCCCAACAATTGCTTTCGGTGCGCTTATGCCACAAATTGTGGCAGCCCAGTTTTTGGCAAAGGTTGCTGGCGGTGCAATTTTGGGATTATTGATTTACAAATTACTTGGCAAGAATCATGCTCCGTGAGTACCAACAACGCACCATAGACCAACTCTACGCGTGGTTTGAGGCAGGCAACACTGGTAATCCATGTCTAGTGCTGCCCACGGGCTCCGGCAAGTCTCACATCATTGCTGCGCTGTGCAAGGACGCGCTGCAATCATGGCCGGAAACCCGCGTCCTGATGCTAACCCACGTCAAGGAATTAATCAGCCAGAACGCTGAAAAGATGCGCCAGCACTGGCCTAACGCACCAATGGGAATCTATTCTGCTGGTCTGAACCGTAAGGAGATGGGCGAGCCGATAACCTTTGCGGGCATCCAATCGGTGCGAACCAAGGCAAAGCAGATAGGCCACGTTGACCTAGTGATCATCGACGAGTGCCACCTTATCGGCCACAAAGACGAAGGCGGTTATAGAACTCTTTTGGCTGACCTGATAGCCATCAACACAAGCCTGCGGGTTGTCGGTCTGACGGCAACACCGTACCGGCTAGGGCATGGCTACATCACCGATAAACCGGCCATCTTTGACGCGCTGATCCAGCCTGTAAGCATAGAAGAATTGATTTTCAAAGGCTATTTGTCAACCCTGCGAAGCAAACTCACCATCACTAAACTGGAGGTGGATGGGGTTAAAAAGCGGGGCGGCGAGTACATCGAGGCTGAACTACAAGCCAAGGTAGACACCACCGACAAGAATGCTTTGGTAGTGGCTGAGATCATCAAACTGGGAGCCGAGCGCAAATCGTGGCTGATATTTTGCGCTGGTGTAGCCCATGCCCAGCATATTAAAGAGTCCTTTAATGAGCAGGGCATCATTGCCGAATGCGTGACCGGAGATACACCACCAGCCCAGCGCGACCGTATCCTGCGCGAGTTTAAGGCAGGGCGAATCAGGGCGTTGACCAATGCAAACGTACTCACCACCGGCTTTGACGCGCCTATGATCGATTTGATTGCCATGCTGCGCCCTACTATGTCGCCAGGCTTGTACGTACAAATGGCGGGTCGTGGCCTGCGAATCGCCGAGGGTAAGACGGACTGCCTGGTCCTAGACTTTGCTGGCGTAGTCGAGCAGCATGGCCCCATTACCGCCGTTCGCCCACCGGCCAAAAAGGGCGACAAAGTAGGCGAGGCGCCGGTGAAGGTCTGCGACCACTGCCAAGAGATATGCGCGTTATCGGTGCGGATATGCCCAGCCTGCGGCGCGGAGTTTCCAGAGCCAGAGAAACCAACGCTGCGCCTGCACAATCTGGACATCATGGGCGTCGAGGGCGTGGATATGGATGTGACTAGCTGGACGTGGCGTAAGCACATAAGCCGTGCCAGTGGCAAAGAGATGCTGTCCCTTACATACTACAGTGGCCTAAGTGACCCACCAGTGACCGAATACCTAGCGGTAACGCACGACGGATATGCAGGCGAAAAGAGCCGCCGACTATTGGCTGAGATAGCGCACAATGCTGGCGTGGCACTAGACTATGCCGCGGCCGATCTCCATGAGATGGCCCAACAGCTAACCGAAGGCCGACCACCGGCCACAATTGAGTACCAGCGCAAAGGTAAATTTTTCACCGTACTACAAAGGACATGGACATGAGCCGCCACCCAGAACCCCAGATCGTCACCCACTACCGCAAAACCATCAATGTCGAGCC